ATTACCTACACTAAACTGAATAGTTTCATTACCAAAAAATGAACCAGTAATTGAACTCTTTTCTAATTCAAGTTCATAAATATCTTTTCCTGCTGTTTCAAACCCCAATTCAGTTACACGATCAACAATAGCAGATGCGCTAGATGTTACTCCTGTAATAAGATTTGCTCCATAATGCGAAAGATCTACATTACCACCAGGTACATAAACTTTTATTGTTGTTCTTTCATTCCATCTACCATCAGATGCTCGTAGCATATCTTCTTTTGGATAGTAAAATGTAATCTCATCATCAAATAGTAATCTAAATAACAAACGAATTGCTGCCTCAGACCCTTTAGTAGCATAAACTTGACTAATTTTTTTGGCAACAGCTCGTTTACTTTCTGTCTGATCGATATCAGAAAAAAGTATATTAAAATCATTTGGATTTTGATCTGAAAAGATAGTCTTTGGTAGATCGTAAGCAAATTCTTGTAAAAATTTATCTACAAATGAATCTATAGTTTGATCAATATCAGCATAAGATCTAGCATTTTGAATTACATACTGCGCTTCACCATCTTGTTCAAGAAACTCATAATACGCTTGTAAAAAAGTTACAAAAGTTTGATAGGTATTATCTGCTGTAGGATCAGATGTATCGACACGAAGAAATTCTGGTAGCTGATTAACTACCAGAGTAGATAATTTTTTAACTAAATTTGTATCCATACTTACTTAGGTACGGCCTGTGTACTTACTGAAATACCTGCTAGTCTATTTGTGACACTATTAGCAGATTCTGTCTCTAAACGAATTATCTGATTGCGTGCAACAGTAATATCTTGTGAATCTTTTGTTAGTTTAAAATATAGATTTAATGTTGTTTGATCTGCTAGAAAACCAGTAACTGTCAAATCAGTTATTTGAATCAATCCAGATTGATAAGATATAAATCCAATATTATTATTTAACGTTGAATTATCTTCGACACTGTAGATTAATAGTCTGCCTCTTTCCTCTGATTCTACAGTAACCGTGCCTGAATCATTACCTGTTTGTTCAGATATAACCGTAAATTTTCTATTAGATTCTATAGTATTAATAGTATAGATGCCACTAATAGAAGATCCTGAAAAAGTTAGTGTTACATTTTCACCCGCAGTTAAATTATGTTCCTGTTCAAAACTGCAAGTAATAATAGCACCTGATCTACGATAAGAACCAGATATATTTACTGTTGCAGCATCGGGAATATCTTTAATTCTAGCAGCATAAATTGTACCAAGATAAGTGTAATAGAATTGTGTAGAAGAAAAACTATGTTCCTCTATCTTATTACTTAACTTAATCTTATTTGCAATACCTACACCAAGGGTTGGATTCAGTTTCTTTTGTACTGTAACCTCTGTTATATTACCAATGATAGATTCTCTTGAATTATCAATTGAGGCTAGTAACTTAGACAGTGCAAAATCTTGCTTAAAACTACCTAAATTTTGTGAAAAATATGTTCTGATTGCTGCATCAACCGCAATTGAAATATCTGTTGATCCTTCATTTGTTATATTTGGATTATACTTTACTACAGATGAAACGTTTAGATAAAAAATATCGGGATCTACGAATGCAGGAGTAATCGCTAATGCTCTTTTTTCATTGATTGCCGTTACTATAGCATTTTTTCTAGTTGTAGTTAAAAATTGCGATGGTTTTGGCACAATTGAAATATATACTTTTCCATATTGTGGCGGATCATTATCCTCTCCACCCCAAACAGAAACCGCGCTAATGTAGTTATAATTTTTAACTAAAAAAGATTCATAATCATATTTTGACACTAATCTATTTTGTGAGGTAGCAGCTTTAGGTGCGTTGAATCGTATTTCATCAATTGTCTCAGCATTCTCACCATCAGTAGATTTTACTGCAGTGGTTACAGTTACATTAGTATATGATGTTACACCATCAAACACAGCACCAGCTATAGAAAATGATTGTGCAATCTTATCAGACACATTTGCTGCAGTACCTGATGTAACCAAATATTCAATAGTGATTTGATTTCCTGTACTTAGTTTAGTGCCCAATACACCATCACCGAAGTAAATTTCATACAATCCACGAACATTTTGATCGATATAGTAAATATTGCTTTCTTCTGTTACTTGTGTAATATCACCAGCAAAAAGAGTAAATGTTGTACTTACTGTGCTAATTGAAGTATCTTGTACCGTTACACGAATAGTAGTGGTATCTACATTTTCATTAGGAATCTCAAATTTTTCATTTGGTCCAGGAGTAGAACCAACAGTAAACTTATTAACTACATAAGTACCCTCAAAAACATCTAAATTTTCAAAAGAATAAACACCAGCAACTGGATTAATTGTTTGTGGTTCTGTATTGTAAAAAGTATAAGATGATCCATTAATGGATGTTGTAAAAGGAGTGTATCGATTGATTGCCAATGATGAAGGAGAACCTGCTACATCATTCACAGTAAGATTCAATTTTGCTGACGCTGCTCTTATAGATCTTGGTGTGTAGTTCAGCATCTTAGCTAAAGATACAACAGATTCTCTTTTAACAGCAGTATCTAAAAAAAGTTCATTTAATGCCATGTTGGCATAAAACGCATTGTAATGAGTATTATAAGCAAGAATATCAAGGAGAATTGATAGACCAGAACCTTCGAAGTCGTAATCCGTAAATTCGGATTGTGCTTTTAGATAATTTTTTAGATTTTGTTTAATTGTGTCAAAATCTAATTCAGTTACTCTTAAACTATTTGCCATTATTACCTTACTCTTGTTAGAAAGGTTGTTACTGTTACTGGACGTTCGCTATTGATTAATGTGAATTCGACAGTAATTGCCACTTCATTAGGATCATTTGTTTCTGCAACACGAACATCTAATAATCTAGCTCTAGGTTCAAACGCTTCTATCGTTGTCGTTATTGTTCTTTTGATCAATTCTACAGTGATAGGTGTAAAATTTTCAAAAAGTAAATTATTAACTTGTGATCCAATCTCTGGATGAAAAGGTCTTTCAAAATTCTTTGTTAGAATTAAATTTTTTACTGAGGTTTTTACTGCATCCTCATCTGTTCTTTTGAGTACATCCCTTGTTACAGGATGGAATCCAAATGTAAGATTTAGATCTGTAAATGTTCTAACTTTTCTATTAATAGTAGCCATGTAAATATTTATCCTGATTCTACATCAGAAGAACCTGTAATTACAGTTCCAATATAACATCCAGTGGTAGTATCACCTATTCTTGCAGCACCTCTTCCATTTACTATAGTTTTTACTGAAGCAGTTATAATTGTTCCATAATGTCCACAATCTGTATATACAACATCACCTAATCTAGCCACACCTCTACCATTAGCAAAAGTATTCGTAGATGCACTAATTATAGTAGCATTCGTAGATATTGGTGTTTCGTGACAATAACAAGTACCTATAGCCCTGTCACCTAATCTAGCAATTCTCATACTTCAACACATACAAACGCACTAACATTAGGTAATGCGGGAAGATTTAGAATCGTGTTTCTAACTCCATTTAATGAAGTTAAAAATGATGAAACATTTTGATTTCGTAAAAGATTACCAATTAACTCATTTGTTCCTATAGCAGCAATCTGATCAATAGCTAAATTTGCAACTTGTAAACCAATACTATTAAATTTAATATCAGATGGTATACCAGTTAATGCTTCACTTAAAGTGTTGCAAACTGCTGATGTAACAGCATTTAAAGCATTCTTTAACGCATTTGCAATTGAAGTCATAACCCCAGCTAGAGTGGTGAAAGCTGCGTCAATTATATCGTAAATTGATTCAATACCAGCTAAAAGTAAATTTAAACCTTCTTCATATATAGAACCTAAAGTATCAATTATATTATTTATTTGATTGAATAGAGAGGATGCTGCATTCATAACATCTTTAAACGCACTCTCTGCAGCATTCTTAATTCCTAAATCTTCTAAAAAAGAATCTAATGTAGAAAGAATACCGCATTGTCTACCAAAATCTAATGCAGTTTGTGTTATTAAAGCTTCTAATGGAGTCATAAATGCCATTATACTAGCATTATTAGATAAAACTATACAAGCTCCAGGCATTATTTTTCCTTTTCTAAGCTAAATTAACAAACTTGTTACGAGCATAAACTGCATGATCTTTAAATGTAGCATAAGGTAGAGCAGCTTTTTGTCCAGAAATATCAAATGCTATATGAATCCACGGCATTCTTGCACCGCCTCCATATTCAAGTAACAATTGTTTAAATGGTATATTCTCAGCAATCC